CTCGTCATAAGTCTCAAAATATGAGCCAGTGACTTTGTTGTACCCAAGCTTGGTCTCGCCGTTTGTGCCGACCCATCTGTACCGGCACTTCCACACAGCTATTTCTACGTCATTGGTCTTGGTGCGGTGAACTGTGAGACCACAATCGGCCTTCGCCCACCACGCCATCGAGCCTGAAATCGACATGCCATCAGGGCGGGGCAAATCCATGTTTGAACGGGTGAACTTGGCAGGATGGGCGATGAACCACACATGCACCCCGTACATCTTTGCGAAGGCCTGAACACGGGTCAACATGCTGCTGATGAACTCGGTTTCTGAGGTGTTCGATTTGTTGTCGATGTAATTGTATGGGTCGATCACAAGGCCTCGGATGCCCAATCGGGCAACAGCGACTGCTGCTCGCTCCAAAATGTGTTCAATGGTTGAAGGCTCGACTGTCTCGCTGTCAAGAAAGATAAAGTGGTCATTGACCCATTTAAAGGACTCTGTCCTGTCCTCCTCAGTCATGCGGTGTGTGCCCTCAAAGAACCGTCTGCCGGTCTTTAATTCCATCAGCCTTGAGATGTGAACCTCGGGCTGATTCTCGAACGAGCATACTGCGAACTTCCAATCATGGGCTTGGCCTAGGTTAACCATAAGCTGATCGATGAAGTTAGATTTGCCTGAGCTTGGGTAGCCGGTGACGATGGTCAACTGACCCTGTGCGACTGTGTAGATTTGATCCACATTCGAGTATCCCGTAGAACTTCCTTTCCCAGTACCCCTGCCCCACAGGTCGTTTAAACGCTCTTCAAACTTACTGGCCTGTGAAAGCCCTGCGACAGGGTAAGGCTCGGCCTTGGCGATGATCTCTCTGACAAGGTCTGCGCCCTTGTCTAGGAAAGCTTCGTTCAGGTCTTTGTACTCGAACTTGGCAACCCTGCACTTATCTTTGCCAATCCTTCGAGCAAGCTCCTCGGCCAAGGCTTGGCCTGCTGAGTCGGTGTCGGTGGCTATGACAACATAGGGTGCGTTCTTTAGAATCTCGTGCGCTGCCCATACGAAGGCGAACTTGCGGTCTTCTGATGCATCGACCTTGCCATCAACCACCTTCATAGGCGCACCTGAAGGCACTGAGAGGACGTTCTCGACACCGGCCTCGATTAGGGTAAGGGCATCGATCTCACCCTCGACAATGACGATGGGCTTGGATGGGTCTATGCTGTCGATGTTGAAGAAGTCTTGTGCCCCACCGCCTGATTGGGTGAAGTCTTTTGATTCAATGCTTCTGTACTTTGCTGCGACAAGCTTGCCGCTTTTGTAATACGGGAAGGCAATTGAGTCAGAGGTCTTGCCCAGTCGGGCGAAGTACTTCTCTTCTGAAAATAATTGTGCGTTGTCTGCTGTTTGTTTTGAAATGCCCCGTGTTGCGAGGAAATCATAATGCTGTTGTTGTAGCTCGTTGGTGACGATTACAGGGGTCGGTCTTGTTAAAGGGATCACGTTGTTCTCTTTTCGGTTGAAGGGTAGGAGGCCACTGGCGGCGCAATGGTGGCAATGCCATACCCATCCCTTATCGCCACGGGTGACAACGCAATCCTTTTGATTGTTCTTTTTACGCTCGTGTGAGCATTCGGGGCAGGGAATCCTACCCGTGTCACCATAGAGATGACTGATTGATTCTGCAACATTCAATTAAGCCTCCTGCGATTACTTCTTGTTAACTTTTATAGACCCGTTTGGGTTGCGACTAAACGATCTATTTGAACTAGCTGTTTTGACCCTCAGATTCTTAGTGGTACTCGTACCTCCTTTGCTTAACGGCTGTGCGTGATCGACATCATTGCCGTCACCCTTGGATACCCGCCCCGCCTTGACCATCATCGCACGAGCCTTGTTGCGCTGTGCCCTGTTCTTTATTTGGGCGGGTGTGCCCTGATAATTCTCGTACTCTTTTTTGTAATTGCGTGCCATGATCTTTCCGGTTGTTTATTTTAACCACTGGGAAAAAGGAGCTTTATCAATATCATTTGACACGCACCATTTCCGCAAAACCCTGTTCCATCTAGCCCCTAATATACTAGCCCTTTTCCTGTCCTCATAAGGGACATCAAGAACTGTGTATGCGCTATCTTTAAAACTGGACGTAACAGGCTTTGAGTCTTTTCTGTACTCCAGTATTTCTTTAACTATCTCTGAGTTGCTTTTCATAATAATCCCCACGCACCGCTTTTGAAAACTATAAAATCTTTTTACTCAGCGTTACCAAGACAACACAGCCCCATCAAGACAACACAGCTTTAACAAGTCCAAAAAGCCTTCGGCAATTAAACCTCACCCGAGTGTCGGGGCTACCAATTTCTTGGTGATGCTCTCGTTTATCTAAGCTAGTCCGAAGACTTGGGTTTTTCACAGGCTGTTTAGGCCTCTTGCCCCATTCGCTACGTTTATCTGAGTCTGTCGCATCTACATCATCAAGGGGTGGGTTATGCCCCCGCTTCACCAGTTTGTGACAGACAACAAAAAGCCCTAATAAGGAGGCTTTAGGCTTGGTTGCCACATAGAGGGATGCACAGACATCTTATCTCTAGCTTTGACGAAGCCACCTTATTAGGGCGTTCTATTCGTTTCTGTGAACTACCGATGGGTTACCAAGCCATCAGTAGTTCAGATCATAAACAGGTTTAAAAATTAATGCAAGTGCAGAGTCTCCATAAAGCAGGATTTATTCAAACACCACATCGTCACTGATCAGGAGCTAACGCTGATCACCCCGCACTTACAACCTTACACTTCGAGGGCTAACTGGTCTCCGTCATTCACAGACTCGACCTTTACGCCTGCTGTGATCTGAGAGATCAGATCATCCTGAGATGCCACTCGAACGGTGAACATGCTGTTTGCCACATGCGTTAACGCCTGCGAACGGATTGTTGCTTTTACGAGACGAACTGCGCCGTCAGGTGTGCCGACTACATAAACTCTTTGGGTTGCCATATTAAGCCTCTTAGGTGGGTGGGTGCGCCCATGACTCCTGTGAATCATCTTGATCTTCCCATCGGTAGCTAATTCCAATCGGGTCACAAACCGGTACAGTCACCACAGGCGCACGATATTGTAGCACGAACGTTCGCATGGTTAATCGTTAACAACCAAATTACCTCACCCCCCATATAGGGGGTTTGGTGAATTTTGGTTATTTGTTTTAACTGGTTTTAACTAAACCGCTATGTTTTGGTGAATTTTGGTTATACGAACGTTGCTGTATAATTATTTCACTTGGTTCAGAATTAAGCCTCCGCCCAAGTAAGACTCCTCAGGGTCGGTAAAGCCTCCAGTAATGGGGGCTTTATTTTTTGGTGACTGTGATCTCACAGCGGGGGTTCTCTTTATCAAGCCCCCAATAGATGTGCTTCTCTTTCACCTGACGATCATTCAGGTAAGCCACCCCCTGTAGCAGGTCAAGGATCAGGCTCTCATCGAGGTCAGGCCTGCGTGATGCGTAGTGGATTGTCATCTCAACGGAGACATCCCCGGTGAACGGTTCGTGTTCCCGGCCAGCCATTTGCTGTTTAAACGCATCAGCATAAGACAAAGCCTTGGCCGATTTGATCAGTCGTGACATAGAGCCGAAGCGCACAACACGCCTTGAATTACTTTTTGATGCCGGTTCCCCAAAAATAATTAACGAAAGCACTTGCATGGTTGATTTCCTTTTGCTATTATGTGTATTCCAACTGGAGGCTTAAATGAAGATTACCAACAAGTTCTTGCTCGAAATTGCTTTGTTTGTTAAATTATGAAAATCACCAACAAACACAATTAAATCACCATGAGCAAAAAATACTACACCTATATCCACATCAGAAATGATACTGGAAAGGTTTTTTATGTTGGCAAAGGAACTAATAAGAGAGCTTACTCGAAGCATGACCGCAACGATCTATGGCAAAAAATAGTAGCAAAACATGGGTACACGGTAGAGATAATTTCTGAATGGGAAACGGCAGAGGAAGCATTCCAAGATGAGATAAGACTCATTGACCGGTATAAAAATGATGGCTTGGCTGTTGCAAACTTTACATTGGGTGGTGATGGAACGACTGGCCACAAGCATTCGACAGAAACTAAAAAAAATATTTCTAATAAATTAAAGTTATTTTTTTCTAATGAAGAAAACGCAAAACGCATGGCTGATATTAGGAAGTCACAGTGGACTGATGAAGCAAGAAAAAAGGCCTCAGAGTCCCGCAAAAAAATATGGGCTGATCAATCTTATATAGAAAAACAGAAGATTTCCCGCAAAGAAGCTTACTCAACAGAGGAAATGAGAAAGCTGCAATCAGACAGGAACAGGTCTTATAGAGAAAGCATCGCAGGAAGGGAGGCTATGTCAAAAAGAATAAAAACATATTGGGCATCCCCTGAGTCGCAAACCGAAGAAGCAAGGCGCAAGAGGTCTGAAAGTATCAAAAAAGGTTGGATCACAAAAAGGAAATTAAAAAATGTTGATAACTAATAAGTTTTTGCTACCCGACACCCTAGTCGAGGCCGTTAAGATCGATGGCTATAGCCGTGGGCAGTCTGACTACTCAGTCACAGAGATCATGTCACCGCCCCGCATACAGCGTCTGCGTCAAGCACACTACCATGAGATGGAGCAAGATGTCACTGACAAGCTTTGGGCTGTCATGGGCACTGCCATCCATAAGATCATGGAAGACACCAACGTCAAGGATCATGTCAAAGAAGAGCGTATCTTCGTTGAGGTGGACGGCGTTGTTCTGTCGGGTGCGGTTGACCTACAGACAGACGGTGACAATGGCGTTGACATCACCGACTATAAATTCACCAGTGCTTGGGCACTACGCCAAGACAAGATTGATTGGGTTCAGCAGCTAAACATCTACGCTTGGCTGATCAATAAATCAACCGGCAAGAAGATCAACAAGTTAATGATCTGCGCCATCATCCGTGATTGGGCACGGCGTGAGGCCATGACCAACCCCAACTACCCTCAGGGGCAGGCACAGATGGTTGAGATTCCCCTGCTGCCCTTTAGCGAGACCGAAGCCTTTGTGCGTAATCGGATCGAGCTTCACCGCATGGCTAAGGTTAGCTCTGACTTCAACGAAGAGCTTCCTGAATGTACTGACGAGGATCGTTGGATGCGTGAGACCAAGTACGCCGTCTTCAAAGAGGGTGGCAAACGGGCGATCAGCGGCGGCATCTTTGATTCTGAGGTCGAGGCACAGGAGTTAGTCAAGGCCACACCCAAGACATACATTCAAATCCGCAAGGGTGAGTCGGTACGCTGCACAGGAAACTACTGCGGTGTTAACCAGTGGTGTTCACAGTTTAAACGTCAACAGGAGACCGAAAGTGAGTCTTGATTCTTTGTTCACAGAGGGTGCGATCATCCCCCTCAGAGATAGGTTAGCGATGGTGATCATCAACGGAATAATTTCAGGTGACTGGAATTTCCCAACAAGTTTCAACGGCAAGGAGGGTGTGGAGGCTTGGGATGAGCAGGCCGCAACAAGGGCATATCAAATCGCTGATGCGATGTTACGACAAAGAGAGGCTTAATGATGGAAATGACTGTAAGCGAAGCGGTAAAAAAGATTGATGAGTTCCTCAAAGAAAGCTTTGACGGGGATACATCTTTGCAATTGATTGCGTCTGCACTGGGCGTTATCTCGATTGCAATGGCAATCACTGATGGGGCTGACAAAGAAGGCTACTTGGCTTCTGCGGCAGAGGCTTGGGATGATATCAGCAAACAATTTGAGGAGAGTGACGATGGACTTTGATAAAACTGGGGACAGCATCCTTGCGATTGCCAAAGATATTTCTTTCATGATGCAGGGAGAGATGGAAAAGCTTTCGGTGAAGAACGGCTCACCCGAAGGGACTATTGACGGCATCACTGCATCAAAGGTTGTTGCAGCCCTGACCTTCGTGGCAGCGCACATGGCAATGGAGCTTGGCTCAGGAAAGGCTCAGTACTTTGGCCTGCTTGGCAACACATGGGACTTTATCGAAAAGCAGAAAGAGTTGATGAACAACTCTGATGCCGAAAAAGAAGCCGAAGAATTAATCAACAAAGTAAAGGGAATGGTATGACTGTTTACAAAAAACTACAGCAGGCTCGCACAGACTTCCTGTCTGCCGACATCAAGAAGTCAGGCAAGAACAAGTTCGCAGGCTACGAATACTTCGAGTTGGGTGACTTCGTCCCATCGATCAATCAAATCTTCAACAAGATTGGTCTGTGCGGTGTCGTTCGCTTCACAACCGAGCAGGCCACACTGACCGTCTATGACACAGAAGATGGCACATCGATTGAATTTATCAGCCCGATGGTCTTTGCCAATAACCCAAAGGGTCAGGCCATTCAGGATTTGGGTTCTACACACACCTACATGCGCCGTTATTTATGGCTCCTCGCCGCTGATATCGTGGAGCATGACTCAGTGGACACCCTAGCCCCTGCGGAAGCTCCAAAGCCCGTTAAAGCAGCCTCAAAGCCTGTCGAGACTAAGGCCGAGACCAAGGCCGAGCCAACGACAGACCATGAGTTGTTTGTGAACAAGCTGATCGAGTGGGCTGCTGTTCAGGACAAAGAGTCGGAACTGGTCGGCGCATGGAAGGCTAACCAAACACAGATCGATGTGATCAAGAAAGCAAACCCAGTGCTGTTCGCTCATCTGCGTGATTGTTTCACAGAGTTAAAAGCTAAATTTCAACCCAAGGAGTAAAGCATGGCCTACGACAAACCATTTGAACCCCGCCCGAATACGGGCACACTGTTCGCCAACAAAACGAAGCAGAAAGAAAACTCTCCCGACTACAGCGGCGAGTTGTTAATTGACGTTCGTTCGTTGGTGGCCGAAGGCGGTATCGCCAAGGTTCGTATCGCAGGGTGGAAGAAGCCGATGAAGTCAGGCGGCACGTTCCTATCCCTTTCCCTGAGCAACCCTCAGGCCGCAGCAGCCCCATCATTTGCAGCCCCATCGTCAAGCCTTGACGATTTGGATTCCGACGTTCCCTTCTAGGAGTTTAAACATGGTTACCAAGAAAACAGTTAAGAAGACCACATCAAAGAAACCCGTACTCACGGTGGAAGCAAAGCTTGAGAAGGCCGAGAAAAGCCTTGAGATGGCAGTCGTTGGGCTTCACATGGCGAAGGCTTCTATGGAGCTTATGTCACAAAAATATGACGAGCTTTTTGAAGCGTATAAAAACGCCGTGGATCACATTAAAAAGCTTGAGCGTAAGCTAAAGAAGGAAAAGTGATGGACGCTCTTCAATTCGAGGCTATTAAGGTCGCTCTCAAACAGGATCGTACCGGCTTTGTCTTGACGTTAAACATCCACCCTGACGAAATCCCTGAGCAGATGATGAGGGATTATGTCGGGGCACGGTATGCGGTAGCGTTGGTGCGTATTCAGGATGATGAGTCCCCTACGCCCTACGAGACCCTTGTCAAGAAAGCAGGCATCTTGTGCCGCACGAGAGAGTTTCAGGTTTGGTTGGTCGAGACCGGTGCGGCAACAGAGAAGTCTGAGGAGGCAGCTATCGAGGCCATGTACGAACTGTGCAGCATCACATCACGCACAGAACTGAATGGCAACGCAGCGGCTAAAGAGTTATTCAATAACATGGTGGCTGATTATGAGCAGTGGAAAAGCAGTGACCCGTTCTAAAAAGAAGGCGGTAATGATCTATCTTGATCCTGTCGAAGCTGCGGTCTTGACTGACTATGCTGCTGAGGAGGGCATGTCGGCCTCAGGCATCGTCAGGGAGGGCTTACAGCTACGAATGAGGGATAAGCGTGACCCGTACATCACCGGATTCAATGAGGGCCTAGCCGTTGCCATTGAGGTCGTTCAGACCTCGAAGGGTGGGCAGATGATGTTTCCTTCAGGTAAGTCATTCGCACAGATCGTGTGCGATGACATCGAGAAGAAGACCAAGCGGAGAAGGCCATGAACGATGAAGACCTGAGGGACTTGTTTGCAGGGTTGGCGTTGCAAGGCTTGTTGTCTAGGGGGGATGTTTTCCCCATCGCCGACTACGCCGAAGCCTCGTACAACTATGCTGACGCAATGATTGAGGCTAAGTACGCAAAGAAAGAAGTCCCTGAGGGTATTGTAAGTGTAGTTAAGAAACGTAAATCTAAAACTGAGGCTTAAAAATGAACACACAGAAAGAAATTGCAATTGACCGTGCCCTGACTTTACTGAAGGCTGTCGGGTACGAATACGCCGTCAAGTTCCCTGACGGTACTCTGATCACGAACGGCCTTGAGGTTGTTGAAAAGCGTAAGCGCAAGGTCAGGAAGGAGATGAACAAACCAATGGGCACTTATACCAAGCTCTTGCGTGATCATGGCTTTGAGGCGATGGAGATTGGTGACGAGATATTCTTTGCCAAAGAGTTCTTTGAGAAGAATGACTTGGAAGTCAGGTCAATGCAGAGTAGCTGCACTGTACTGGCATCTAAGATTTTTGGCAGTGGCGTGATCAAGGCTACCGTGCCTAGAGAAGGTGAACGCAAGGGTGGTCTTGAGATTTTCAGGGGCGTGGGTAGTCTTGAGATTGGGGAAGAATAATGGAAGCCAAACTCACAGAGACCAACTCAGCATTTAAGTACGCCGCCGGTAGCGATTGTCAGGCGCTGTGGAGACAACGCTGCAACTGGATTCCACCTACTGAGTACAGGAATGACTACCTGTTTAAACACAACAGGGAAGCACGGGGTCAGGAAAACTTGTCGTAGCTTGGAGGCTTGCATGAAAGAACCATTTGAAATTTGGTGGGAAGAAAATATGGGAGGGTTCGGCGTTAGCACCGAGCTAAAGAACCTTCTTTCCAAGGCCTTTACAGGAGGCATGGAAGCCTCCTCAGGCATGAAGAGTGTGCCGATCAGAAAGATGTCTTTGCCTGCACTAGAGCGTCACATTGCGATGGCGGGTCTTGATACACACAAGGTCGGCGAACCTGAGATTATTGCTGTTTGGCCTATGCCACCCTCTATGGCTGTGGATGAAGCTCTTCGCCATATACCGCCGCCAGTAGAAAAGCCTAAATCGTTTATGGGTGACATTCGTTGGGGTGATCCTGTGCCTATTGTGCCGTCTACAACGACTTACGACCCATCTTCCGATACTTGGAAGATTCGCACTGGTGCTGCCTATTATGTTGGTGGTGGCGGTGGTGGGGGCGGTGGATTAGGCGTTGGATTAGGCGGAGGTGTCCTAACCACCAGTACCGTTGGTGCTGAGGTGTGGCACACGGCAGAAACGTACGCCGATATGTCACGAGAAGAGCGTGAGCGGGAGATGGCGGTGATTGCCGATAGGCTCAAGAAAAAAATTGACGAAAGCGTTCTTGATAAGGTTCGTGGGTCAGTCGGCATGACAACCGGCGGCATGACAACTGGCCTAATACCACCAAAGCATCTTTATGATCACATGGACTTTGTTGCATCGATGTCTCACCCTAAAAAGATTTTGACTGACGAGCAACGAAAGACTCTTGCCATGAAAAAGAAAGAGATGTCTGATCACATTAACAAGTTGGCCAAAAAACATAAGGCAAGAAAATGAAATTCAGAAAAAAACCTGTAATCATTGAAGCAACGCAATGGTTCGAGATAGGCGATCATCCTGCTGTTGTTGACGCATGGAAAAATGCTGATGGAATTATTATCCCCTCATCATCATTGCGCCCTGCCTCGAATGTTTACAGCTTTTATAGGGTTTATGCAATCGAAACACTTGAGGGTTGGCATCAGGTATCAATTGGCGATTGGATTATCACCGGCGTACAGGGTGAGCATTACCCCTGCAAGCATGACATTTTTGCGTTGACTTACGAAGAGGTTAAGGATGAATGATTCACCATTCGAGCAATGGCGTTTGGCAAAAATGCAAGGCATGGCAGCAAGTCGTGAAATTATGGAGTTGCTTGCTTTGGCATTTGAAGGTGGTCGTGTGGCAGAGCGTGAAGCTTGTGCGAAGTTGCTTGATGACTTTACTAAAATTGAAATGGTTCCCGTAAAGGATACATGGCGCATGGGTGTAATGGCTGCGGCTAACGCCGTGAGGGATAAAAAATGAACAAATTTATTTTGTTGTGCGTCTTATTGGCAATCACAGGCTGTACGCCTAGTGCGAGTCAATTAGATTTTCCTGTCCTGCCTGATGGTTTAAAAGACTGTAAGTTTTTTTATATTAGAGATGGTAGCGGCTCTAGCATTACAGTTGCACGATGCCCCAATAGCACAACTTCTGTTGTGAGCGGCGGCAAACACAAACGTACATCAATTACGGCTGAGGGTGATAAATGAACGAGCGTGATAAAGAG